CGTTGTTCTGCTACTTGTTGTGTCTTTTGTGTGTAGTCAAGCCCTTGTTGTGCTAATGCTACGACTTCGTCTAGTGGCTTCTCAACTTCTTCACCATTGACCTTTAGCTTTAAGATAGCAGGAACTTCATCTTGCGACTGATCCTCTTCCTCTGCCTGATCATCCGGTGCATCATCTACGACTTCTTCTTCAGCTACTGCTTCTTCAGCAGGAACTTCAGCTTCAGCCTCAGCTTCTAGCGGTTGTTCTTCCGTTGGTTGTTGTTTTACTTCCTCTTGAATACTATCACCGAGCATAGCCTCTAAGCGGCTTTGTGGTGACTGTTCTGCGACTTGGTCACTCATAGTTTATTTCCTTTAAATTAGACAATAAAAAAGCCCACCTAAGTGAGCTTTAAATGGGCTTGTCCTTACCCAAATACTTTGAACCGTGGAGTATCTGTTTGTAGTTTAGCTAACTTACCTGTATTCATAACGTCAGTAAGTTGCTTCTCTATTTGGTTTAATAATTGTAATGCAATAACTAAACGGTTATGAGTCTTCTCGTCACCTAGTGGACTAGTCGTCATAGTGCTGACAATGTTCTCTTTAACTTTTGATATTGCTTCTTTAAATAATGGGTTCTCTAAAACTACCGCAGCTTGTTCGCCACGTTTAATTTCGTTTAATGAATTATCTGCCATATTAGTTTTTAGTTATTGTCCAATTTACTAATGGGTTTTTACGCATCATGTCCGTACCCATAAAATTAAATAATGGGTTACCACTTTGTGCAAATATACTTCCAATTTTATACATATCACTTGGGCCTTCCCAAGGTGTTGGTTGATATATATTAGTACTATAACTAGGCATTGTACCACTAGGAGCGTTAAAATTCAACTGTGGGCCTAATAACCCACCTATATATTGTCCTGCACCATATTGTTGTTGTGGCATAGATAAATACTGTGAAGCACCACCTTGGCCTAATTGAGGTTGCTGTTTTAATAACTCTTCAATAGTCATTATACTATTCCTGACTGTGCCTTAATTTGTGCTATTGCTAAGTCTGTTTCAGCTTTTAATTGTGCCTTAAAGCGTTCTAACTCAGCTTGAGCTGCTATTTTTTCACGCTCAATGATCACATCATTTTGTGAACGTAGTTGTTCTTGTTGAAGTTGAGCTTGTGCTTTTTGTTGTTCTATAGCTAATTGTCCTTGAACCATGATCTCTGCTTCTGAAGGTTTAGACTGCTGACCTTCTGGCTCAGGTGTATTAGCTGGGTTGATCCAGAATTCCTCTGGGTTTTTAAAGCCAGCATTCTGAGTAAGTTTAGCTAAAGCATTATAGATCTTCTCTGGTGAAGTAATACCAATAGATAATGCTTCTTTTTGAGCTTGTAGAATAGTAGCTAAGTGAGCTAACTGTTGATCTTTATTACCTGCACCTAGGCCCACAGAGATAGATAAGTCTTTACGGTCTTCCCATTCTCTTGGATCTACTTCTACCCATTTATTACGGATACGTACAATATCAGGTTTAGTAAGTGTAGTTCTTACTAGTCTATGTACTAACTTAAATAGTTCTTTAACACCTGTCTCTGCAAATGTACGTGCTACTAACTCAACTCGTTGTTGAGCAGCAGACATAATTTGTTGTACGCCTGTAGCTGTCTTATTAAGACTGTTAGCATCTAGGCCTTGGTTATATGCTGTGATACCTGTACGTTTTTCTTTCATGCTATCCATGTACTCAACCATAGCAAAAGATGATGCTGGTAGAGGAGGATGCGACAAAGGCATAATACCTGAAGATGGGTCACCTTCTACACGTACAATACCGCCTGGACGTGAAGTCAACATATCATCTAGGTTTACACGATCAGAAATAGCATAACGGCCATTGTTAGCTAGATACATGTTATCTAGTTGGCCACGTAGCAATGTAGACTTGATAAGCTGAATATCCATTGTAAGATCAGCGTATGATCTACCAATATGTCTATGTGGCATGATCATTGGAGTGATACATGCAAATGGTACACATTCCATCTTTTCTTTATGTAAGATAGTATTGCCTAACACTACTACTCTATGTCTTTCACCATCTAATTTAATGTAGGTATCTTTAACGAGTGCTTCATCTGGTAATAAAGCTCTGTCATATTCTTCGTCATAAATGTCACGTGCATTGGACTCTTCTTCGAATGTATCACGTAAGTCTGACATAATAGACTTAACATACTCTAATGGCTTATCAAATGCTTCTGCAATATCAGCCAATGACATGACTTCTCTATGCTGTACAAAGCGTGCATCATCTAAGTTAGGGCCTACAGCATCTACTGACACCATCATGTTTTCTGGTGCTACGTTTTCAATGCAGATCTCTGTCTTCTTCTCTGTAACCTTTAGCTTTACATCATGAAGCATAGGTTGAATGATGGTAGCTGGGTCTTGGCCCATAGCTAATGCTTGATCCATAAGTGCGTTCATATCTACACTAGGATCAGGATAAGCCTCATGCTCTAATACTTCTGTCTTTTCATCTGAAGCCAACATCTGAAGCTGAGCATCTGTCAGACCTTCGTATTCGTATTCTTCTTCTTCCTCTTCGTCTTCAGCGTAAACTTTAACGTATCCGTTCTTAGATAGTAATGCGTCTTTAAACCATACGTAGAATATCTTGAAGCCTTCATTCTTTTCCATGACCACATGGTTGACATAGTCAGTTTCTTGATCAGCAGCATCTTGATCTTCTGGGCCTTTAGGCTCAAACTTAACTACTTGGTCACCTGATACAAATACTTTTAATAACTGAGGCAATGCTGACTCAATAGTATCTTGCACGTCAAATGATACAACTTGTGATCTACCCTCAATTTCATTACCGAATGGTTCACCTAGGTAGTAATCAATAGCTGTAGCACGATCATTAGATAGAGCTGAGTCATTCACGCCATACGCAATGTTCTCTTCTTCTTCTATACGTGCAATAATTTCTAAGTCTTGTATCTTCATTAAACAATTCCTAAGTTTGAATATCGTATCTCTGAACTAGTCCATGACTCATTCTTCATGCTGTCTGCAGAGGTACATAAATATCTGAATGCGTCTGCTCCATGAGAATATTCATCATGCAATGGCGCACCAGGTTCGTTAGTTGCAGAGTTAATAGATCTGCGATAATGCTTTAAACAGTCAACAAGTCTGTTAGCTGACTTATCAAAATAAACTCTATGGAAGTTCATCCGTGCTATCTTGATGCCGGCCTCTATATCCATGCGAGGTACAATTCTTACATCCCATCCAAACTTACGCATAATATCTTCTGCTGATATACCATGCTTAAAGTCTTTAGACTGTCCGTCATGAGGTAAGTACATAGTTCCCCAATTATACGGTAATGCTTTTAACTGAGATGAATAACTATCTAAAGTTCTATGATCATCTTCTATATAACCAATGATGCGTAGATCTGATACACCTTTTTGACATAGGATAACTGACATTGAGTCATTCCATCCTAAGTCCATGACTACATGAACCTTAAGCATTGGATCATAAGGTACGTTAGTAATACGTCCAGCCTCCTGGGCCTCTCTGATCTCGTTAGAATATATAGCACCATCTACGGCTGCTTTACATTCACCTTCCCATATATTTGCATAGTCAGGGTTAGTATTTAAACTGTGTAAGCGTTCCTGTTCGAGAACGTCTGGAAACCAAGGGTTATCTTGGTAATTAACTTTAACTACTTTAGCATTCTCTGGAGGCTCTACGACAAAGCGAGTATATGTGTCGTCTGTATCTACATTTGGGTTGAATGATACGGTTTACGTATTGTAGGTATTAAAATATCCCACGACTTCTTTGATACTGTTTGTGCCTCTTCCACCCAGACAATATCACATCCTTCAAAAGACTTAATGGACTCCACAGTATTAGTAGCCAGCCCAGTAAAACTGAACGTGCTACCGTTAAGACCACGTATCTCTGCTTCCAAAACTTCATAGAAAGCTCCTAGACCTAAAGACTGTATTTGATCGTTGAGCAAGGTATGCACCGACTGCTTAATAGATCTTTGTATCTCTCTAGCGCATAGTACACGCAATGGCTTATTGGCAGCCTGTATAAGTAATGCTCTAGCATAAGACCATGACTTGCCAGATCCACGTCCTCCGTAGCTTACCTTGTATCTGTACGGATCGAATAGAAATTGTAGCTTATCAGGAAAGGTTGCATTAACCTTCATCTTTTGGCTTTACAAAGTCTATAGCAATGCTTATAGGTAAATTAGATCCATCTACACCAGTTAGTTCTGTAGTAGCTACTGACTTACCGTCTATTCTATCGCCTAATTCTTTAATAGCTGATACATCACCTGAGGCTGCTTTATCCAATAAAGCCTCTGCGATCATGCGTAGTCTTTCAGCATCTGACTGAATGACAGCACGCCTAAGTGTTTCCGCCCATAACCTATTGTTTTTACTAGAATGTGTGTTACCTTTGTTAGCTTCTGAGCTACGTTCTGCTGCTAGTTTTTTTTGTTCTTC